TTTTCAAATTCTGGTTGGAAGGCACACTCATCCGATATCACAAGACTAGCAGTATGTGAACGAATGATGTGTCCACCTTCTGGTATCCCCCAAACAATACTTCCATTACTGAATCTCATCTTCGCATAACTTGTGTCTACTGTTACCATGTCCTTCAACCATTGGGGTAGGTGATGGTAGACAAAACTCATCCTTGCATTCTCCATCTTCTTATCAAACACAAGTGAAGCTGCATCCTCCTCTTTCTTTGACTGGATAAAGATTGCTTGGTGTGGAAAGAACATGGCTACCCACAGTGCATAGAGTACCATCACCCATGACATACGGATCTGTCGGCTCTTGGGTATGAACACCCTGTCCGATTCATGGACTACACTTATAACTTTTTTCAGGTAATCCTTTTCAGGAAATGGCTTGACGGGTGTATCACTGTCATGCTCATCTTTAGTCTTGACTATACCTGAGAAGATAAAGTTATTCGGGTGTTCTATCCAACTTCTCAGTTGCAGTAGTTGGTGTAGTTGCACCAAGGAGTCCGAGGATAGCGTTTTCAATCCCTTTTGGATCAACTCCTTGTCCACCCCCTGCAATGAGGTGAGCGTGTTTACTTGGTTTGTCATATCCGAACATCTCTCTGAGTGCTTTAAGTGCATCCATTTTGTTATAGAATTTTAATTTGATTTGGTTCTTACCATTGTTACCCTTGCCTGATCTTATCTCCTCTATCTCTACAATTGGACGAAGGTCAGTAATGGTAGATCTCTTGGCAACAATCCCATTGTCCTGTGTGTATTCATAGTAATCTCTAGGATCAAGGAATGCTATACGGGCATACTCTTCAGCAACCTTGCTTGCGTTAACCTGCACCCTCTCCTGTATTTCAAGTTTCCTATCTTCAATCCTCTGCAGAAACTTCTTATCTTTCATCAGCCTGCCAACTGTCTTGTCGATAGACTTGGCTGCATAACCAGACTGAAGAGCAAGAGCAATCTTACTCTTGTTTGGATTCATGATTATCTTCTCTAAAAAGATATCTTGCTTGCCAAACTTATTGCCTAAAGCTTCTGAAGTTTTAGTTTCCTTTTCTTCCTTAACAGGAGGATTTTTCTTCTGTCGCAAACTTCCTAATATAGCTACCATAAATTCTCCTAACCGTAACCAGAGCGTTGAGATAATACAGGTGGAGTACCACTCTTCACGCGCATTCTCTTGTCATACCAATCCAACAGCTTCACCATACACTCACGTGTTGGTGGATAGTTAGCCTTAATCGCTTCCCTGCAATCCCCCCATACTTTGAGCAATGATTCCTCTGTTCCTGGTTTGTTTCTTGCAAACCATTCCCTAAGAATCACCGAGGAATTATTTCTTCTCTTCTCATTCTCGAATATAAACCTGCATCCAAGTTCTCTTCTGATTCTATTTTTCAAGTCCTCATCAGAACAAGTAAGGATCACACGTTCTATCTTATTTCCTTTGAGAAACTTTTTCAGTTCACTAATAAACTCAGGTGACAATCTACCAGTCACCTCATCAAACAAATGGTATTCTGAATCAGTCACCCATTGACCATCAACTACTTTCTTATTCACCCTACCACCTGCAATGCAGTAAGCCCTTGGGTAATCATCACTACCAAGAAACATTGCTGCCATCAGGCTGTCACAAGGATGATGCAACCCTTCAAAGTGAAGTGATAAGCCTGCAGTTGTGTGATCTACCTTAGTAGTTGTGGGCACAATGTACTCTATTAGGTGTTTCATCAGACTGGTTCACCACGTTGCCTACTGGAGCCTCAATCTTTTTCCTACCAGATGGTGAAGTAATCTCTTCAATACTAAACTCTTGTTCTTTTGCTTCCTCATATGTTTCTACTTTTAATCCCTGCTCTTTCATAACAATCTCCTAGTTAACTACATGTCGGGACAGATCAAAACTGTCCACCTTATCTGCCATCCAGTTAGAGGACAACATCTTAAATAAATATTTAACAGCATCTATACTGTGATTGTTCTTATCAATCATTGTTTCTTTTACATTCCTGTTCTGTCCAGTACTGTTGGTCCATTCACTGTATCTCCATTGCGACATCTCTCTCCAGTGATTGGCGCAGGACTTTACAATTCTATATCTTGGTTGCCATCCATCATTGTTCTTCTTATCGAACCCACCCCACATCTGCTCACTAACTAACTCTGCAAACTCAGTGTCACCACCCCTTGTTCCCTTCAAGAAATGCACCCCTTGCTCACTAAACAATTGAGCCATGCTCACCAGATCCCCACCATCTCCGCGTTCCTGTGTCTTAGTCCACATACTAGGGTCGGCTACTATCCACTCCAACCTATCATAATATTTATAGTCTTTAATTACATCCGAAGTGGAAACATATCCTGCTTTTCTTTTATAAAACTCATGGACTGCATAGTAGTCATCGTTCTTAGGATCATGGGCTATAACCATGAATGCTGTAGTACCCCTACCTGCATAGTCAAAGCCACCATACAATCTCCAAGTATCTGGTAACTCGTTGTAGTCTGGAATGTGAATCCTTTCCATATGTTTCTCCATGCAAGGGAATACCAACTGCCCACCCTGTGCATTGAAGTCTACTTCCATTTCCCTTTTCCACTTAGCACCAGTCACACCACCAGGATATCCTCGCAATGCCTTAGTCATCCACAGCTTACCTTCGGGTGAATCAGGGTTCTTATCTTCATCAGCAGAATAGTGGACCTTCAGTACCCGAACACCATCCTTAGTTATGTGATCGCTTATTCCTCTCATTCCCAACTCTGTGCAATACCCTGCTCATCTTTCTTCATCATCTCTAGCAAGGCAAGTGTTGTTCTTTGATTACTTACACGTTTTAATTTGCGGTATGTTTCCTTCAAGGTGTCAGCGTACTCAGGTCTTCTCTTTATTGCGTTGAAAATAAGTCTCGCTCTAACTTCACCTGACTTAGCAGTAGCAACCTGTCTCCAGAATCTTGGGTCTGGTATGTTCCCTGCTGATCTCTTGAAGGCATAAGCATCTAAAGCTTTATTCCTCATCCTCGTCTTTTCTTTCTTAGGCAAATCAGAATTGTCTATTGTCTTTTTTAACTCCTGCCTTATCCTCTCAATACCACCAGCATCGGATTGGTTTAAGTTGTACAACAACAGATTAATTTTATTGTCAACTCTTTGGATACTTGTTTGACCGCTTATCTTATCTTGTCTGGCCCTTATTCTTTGCTCTTGATTCTCACCAGGGGTCATTTCAAACACCCTGTCTAAACCAGGAATTGCTTTAAACATCTGTCTCTTTTCAGTTATCAGACTATCCTGTATTGTTTGCTCATATTCTGTGCCTGCTGTTTGCCTTAATATTTCATTCATCCCATAGCTAACTCCTCTTATAAAGGTGCTACTGGGGACAAAGAAAGTATCCACAACATACCTTAGTCTCTCTGGTGAGAATGGTTTGCTTGGCAGTAAACCTCCCAATGTTGGAAAATTTTTGTTGAGCATTTCTGCTGACATTCTGTAGGCAGGATGAGTATAAGGTGTATACTCCAAACCTTTGTCATCTAATTCTCTGCCCTTCCAAATACTATTCATCCGATAGGTGTCAAGGTTGCCTATGCCAAGTAATGCCTTGAGTGTTGGGGGGACAAAACTTGTTACTGGATTTATTTTACCAATACCTTCCCTCCAAAACTCTGGTCTTATGTCCCCGATCTTAGCTAATGGAGAACCTGCAGGATGATCTTGTGATCTCGCCCAACTAGAAATCATTAACCCTACCAAACTAGCAACTGCTGACTGCCCTTGATCTAACGCAATCTTAAAGTAACCACGTGATAACTGTCCCTCTTTAGTCCTATCAAAGTAATCACTAAATATTATAAGGTTACCAATCTTATCCCTGTCATCAACCTTCTCCCAGTCATCACCATTCTCAGAGATGTTGTGCCAGAAGAGGGCTGCAGCCAAGCTAAAGAATTGAGCAAACTTCCATGTAGCTAATGCAATTCTTTGCGCTCGTTGTTTGCCAGTCATACTCCCAGTACCACCACCAAACGTACTGAACATACCTGTGGTTGCCAGTACTGCAGCGTTTACATAAGGCATTGCTGTGTCTGCTGCCTTGGTATATCTACCCCCCTTGGAGAAATCAAGATAACCTCTGGCAATCCAAGTAGCTTCCCTTCCAATCTCAGGATCTATAGGGGAGGGTGTCTTCATGTCAGTCTTCAACCAAGCTTGGTATTTCGCAAACGTAGCACTATCAACTCTATTTCTGATTGCTTGTTCTCTTAATGCCAACCGTACCCACAACTCTGTTTTCTGCCCAGGATATGACAGCCAATCAAACAGCCCACCTGCAACCTTGCTTGCCCCTGTAGTTTTTGTAAACTTCTTTTCAAACCATTGACCTTGGGCTGTCATGAACTCCATCATGCCACCCTCTTTGAGGAATGCTGCCCCTGCCCCTCTCGGAGTTTTATCCATATTCCAGACATCTGATGCAGTACTTGCCAAGTTTCTTGCCATTTGCAATGGCGCACGTACAACATCACTTGCATACTCATATGTTCTGAACCAAGAAAAAACTATGTCACGCGGAAAGTTTGTTAAAGCAAACTCAGGGTTGTAACCAGTTGCCAACCCTCTTATAAAGGTAGCACCAGAAATAGTGCGAAAGAATTTTGAAGCATTCTTACTAAGCACAGGGTCTGACCCAATCCAATCCTTGCCATACTGCAGAGGCATCTTCATCCTGTATCTTTTGCCATCTACCCATGCTGAAACAGCCTCAAAATTATCCGCAATCTTTGCTTCATCATCTATGACTTCAACGATGCCATTGTCTTTGTTTTCTTTGGCAACTTCATACAAGGCAACATTGGCTTCATTCCTAGCAATCCTTGCATGAAGCTTGAGCATGTAGTCTTTCATGAGCAGTGCTGCATCTTGCTCAAGTGCTTGGGTACTACCAGTAGTAATTGCCTCAAGCATGTCTGATCTGATATCTGGGTCAAAGAATTGTATATATCTTCTAGGAGAGTAGTCACCAACAGCTTGCATATTTTTAAAACTCTTCTCAGTTATCAACCCTGCATCCCTTAGATACACAAGCTGTTGTCCCATAGCAGAAAAGTACTCTTTTGCAAAGCCTTCCAATTTGTTAAAACTTTCAGAGTCTATCTCTTTCCTCTTATCTAACCAAGCCTGATGCTGTTCAGCAGTAGTCCCCCCAGGATTTAAGATGTTAGCGTTTCTTATTACATCATCCATCTCTTTCTTCGCTGATGTCTGCGCGTCACCTTCAAGCTGATGCGTCTTAAAAGCTAACTCACTACCTTCCTTGCTTTTTTTATGAACAGTTAGATAGCGATTGTTACTCTTAATCATTTCATCGACTTGTTCTTTTGTGAACTCTTTCCTTAATGCTTTAATGTGCTTGGAGTTTTCTGTGTCAAATACAGTTCCTATCGTCTTATCGTTAAGCAAATTCCTAGCAACAACCTTCTTATTTTTACTTATAGCAATCACCCTCATTGCCAAAATCATTTCGTTAAGAGCCTCTACTTCTCTAGCTGATAACTTTTGAAATATTTTTTCATAAGCCCTCTGGTATTCAACATCTCCCTTTGCCGATCCACTAGCAGACAACTCCAGTTCCCTTACTAGTCTCTCACCTTCCTTACCAAATCTTTTTATGAGTGATTTTTTAAGCGGTCCTTGTTGGTCAACCCAATTTCTATACAAGGAGTCTGCCCATTTCTTTGGGTTAAGCCATTCTCTTTTCTTGGCATCCCATTGCTTCCTACCCTCGTTCATCTGGGTTTGAACAGCATTAGCACCATCATCACCAAGATCAGGATTCCCATTGGCATCAACCTTACTCCATCCATTACAATAACCAACCATGTCTTACCTCTTTTTTCTCTTAGGATTTTTTGTCTTGCATTGTTTTTCTAGCTTAGTTTCAGGTTCAGCCTTGTTCTCTATTTGTTTTTTCAGAGTGGTTTCTGTTTCTGGCACAGTAGGAACACCATCATAAAATTCCTTCTCATCTTCAGTTACTAATGGATTTCCATCTTCACCAAGGGGGACAGTACCTTCAGCACCTGCTAGCTTTTCTTCCCATTTCTTTTGTTCTGCACTAAGTTTTGCATTAGTCAATTCTTCATTAGGGGCTAACTCTTCTCCGCTATAAGGGTCAGGGATTTTGACACCTTCGGGCAACTCACCTTCGCCTGTCAGCAGATCTTCCACGCTATCTTCTGCCATTGATAAGGTAACTGGATCATCCAATAAAAGATTCTCCAAGTCATCACTAGATTCCTCTGACAATTCTGCTTCGTCAACATAAGGATCATAGAGTTGCCCTTCTTGTGGAGCTTGTTTCTTTGGCAATTCTGCTTCGTCAGTATCAGAATCATCGGGTTCTACTTCTTGCAAAGCTTTTTCTTTTAACTTCTCTATCTTTTCTTCTTCATACTGGTATTGTCTTTCGGTAACAGCATCAGAAGCTTTTCCTTTTTTAAGGACAACCCTATCACTACCGAGCCTATCTCGGAATTCCTCTGAATCAATCTTAGACTTTGGATCTTGATTCTCTATAATGTAAGCTATCTGATCATACTGACGTGTTAAGAGAGTATCTCCCTCGTTTGTAAACTTCCTATCAATTTTTTGTAAAGCTTCTCTAGTATTTTTTCTGAAGTTTAAAAAGTTTTCAGTCAATCCAGAGTTAGCCATTGTCACCACTGATGTTCCAACAGCATTAGCAACAATAGTATTTATATCTCTTGGATCAATTCCATACTTGTTCATTGCCATATTAAAGTTGGCAGAAATAACTTCTCCTTCCTTGTACTCTTTCTTTTCAACTTCATAACCAGTCAGATCAGTTACATCCATATCTTGATTAGCTAACTCAACAATTCCTATGAGTTGTCCATCTATAGATCCGTCATCCACTATAATTTCTATTGTCTTAACAGCACCAACGTCAGAGATAGATAACTTCATTGGATAATAGTTAGCTAACTGAGGTGCGGTGATCTTGGTTGCAGGACTTTGGTCTTCAACAGGTTCATACCTTCCTGTTTCCTTATTAAGTTCAACCAGATCTCTTTTCTTTCTACCTTCTAACCCTTCCTCAACCATCATCCAACGTGGCTTGGCAACCCAATTACCGCTACTCCTATCAAACACCAAGTCTGTAATAGTTTTGCCAAACTCATCC